GTAAGTTGAGTGGTGTTACCAATCATCTTGAAGTAACCTCTTTGTTGTTCAGAAGTCATAGTAAGTTGGTTCCAGATGTGCATCCAGTCACCATATTGTCTGTCAATTCTTTGACCACCGATTTCAACCTCAACTTGAGCGATGAGTTGTTCACCGGGGAAATCTAACCAACGGGCATAGACACCAGTGTTTTGGCCGGTAGAGTAGTTTCCGAGACCCATAAGTTGGTTGATCTCAGGAAGTGTGACTTGTAAATAAGTGCGGTAAGCAAGATCTCCGTTTCTGGAGATGACACATTGGACTCTGCGTCCAAAATCGGCTTGACCGTTGAAAGTTTGTTCAATTGATTCAATAGCAAAGTTAGTATATCTGCGATAGGTAACTTTCCAGAAAGTAATTTGAGGATTACCAGTAAGGTAAACATCTTGGGCGCCATAGGCTACGAGTTGCATTAATCCACCTCCCATATTTATAAATATGCTAAAGAAAATAATTTTTTGGAATTTAATTTAATTCAATTTAATTAAATTATGTAATTTTTGGATTTATTTTGAAGGATTTAATTATTTATTACTGAAACAGTTTATAAACTAATTTATAAATATTATAAATGACTGAAAAAAGTAAAACAGATATATTTATTTCAAAAGCCACTAAAGTTCATGGAAATAAATATGATTATTCAAAAGTTGACTACATAAATGCTAAAACAAAGGTTATTATAGTATGTAATATACACGGTGATTTTTCTCAAACTCCATCAAATCACTTAAGCAATTATAATTGTCAAAAATGTTCAAATAATTTTAAATTAAATACTCAAACTTTTATTGAAAAAGCTAATCAAATACATAAAAATAGGTATGATTATTCAAATACAAATTATGTCAATGCAGATATATCTGTATTAATTATATGCAAAGAACATGGTGAATTTAAACAAATTCCTGATTTTCATATAAATAGAAAATGTGGGTGTCCAAAATGTTCTAATAATGTTAAACTATGTTTATTTGAATTTATTACAAAATCTAATAAAATACATAATAATACATATAATTATTCTAAGGTTGACTACATAAATAATAAAAAACAAGTAATTATAATATGCAAAAAACACGGCGAATTTACACAACAACCATTTGTTCATCTTTCAAGGCATGGTTGTCCAAGCTGCATTAACAAAACAGAATTTAAGTTTTTCGAAAAAATAAAAGAATTATATCCTTCAATTAAAAGACAATATAAAGTTGAATGGTGTAAAAATAAATTACATTTACCATATGATTTTGTTATTGAAGACCTAAATATTATTATAGAAGTTGATGGAGAGCAGCATTTTAAACAAATTTCTAATTGGACTTCACCAGAAATTCAAATAGAAAAGGATAAATATAAAATTAAATGTGCTAATAAAAATGGATTTTCTGTTATTCGTTTATTACAGACTGATGTATCAAAAGACAATTTTGATTGGTTAACAGAAATAAATACTGCTATTTCTAAAATTCAAGATGAAAAAACAGTTCAAAATATATTTATATGTAAAAATAATGAATATACTATATTTACTAATTTATGAAAATATTTTATTTAAATCTAAATTGGTCTTCATAAATTTCTTCAAATATGATTCTTCTAGTACTTCTTTTTTTCCTTCGTGGTTTTTTGTGAAGACATAAGAATCATTTCGTTTTTTTACAGACCATCCTTGTTCAATAGAATTAAAAAGTAAAAGCATTTTTTGAAATTTTATAACATCTATTTTTACATTCTCATTTTCTAAATCTTTTAAAGATTCTAAATTTATTTTAAGGTCCATTAAATAAATTCAAGAAAACAATTAAGGTTTTTTAACTGATTATATTCAGTGATTTGCGTCTAAAATATTTTGAATAATGTTTTTCTTCTGAGTCTAATTTATTCAAAGTTGTTTTAATAATATTTCCTTCTTCATCTGAATAATAAATATGTTCAATTTTATATCCTTTCTTTTGTGGTAAGGTTTTCATAGTTTCTATACAATTACTACATGGTTTACTAGATTGAATCTTATTTTTTGTTGATAATCTTATAACTAATAAATTTATTGATTCTAATTTTTTTTTATTTTTAAGAGGCATAAGCTTTAATATAGCATCACATTCTGCATGAATCCCAGGTGTTTTTCCTTTAATGTCTCCCATTTGATTCATACCAAAACTTAGTATTCTAGCCTTTTTCAAATCGCCCTTTCCCTTTTAGAACGCACGACACATGATTATAATTTCCGCAGACACATGTAGAAATATTATTACAATTTCCAGACTCATAAGAACTTATATCAGAATCAGCTGGCAAACAGAAACGCTTAATAAACATAGTGTCGAGCAAAGTATTCATATTTAATTACTATAATGCATATATTTTATATTTTTTTTTATAATTCAATTTTATTTTTTATTGTAATTTAATATTTTAAAATCTTTTTTATAAATCTCATTAATCAATTTTATCGAATCTTCATTTAAATATTTATCATAATCAACAGTATTAGGGTTCATATTCATTTTAATATTAAAATCTTTATAGCCTAATTTACACATATCATCATTTAATGTCTCAGTATGTAATATTATAATATTTTCTATTAAGTTTTCGTCATCATTTGTTATAAATTTATATTGTGGTGTTATGTGATTATCATAATTTTCTTTTAAATAAACTTGTAAATTGTTGTATACTTCTTCTTTTGTTGAGCTAATATCTATTTTTTTTAAATAAAATAAATCACTCATTATTTTATCGTAAGGGTTTCTAACTATTGTTATAATTTTAATATTATCCATGTCTATTTTAAAAAAATCTTTATATTTTATAATTGTATTATACGTTAAATGTTGCAAACTAGAATTTATTTCTGGTTTATCAGAAAAATCTCTTATATCTTCAGTGCTCATTAAAGATTTTTTATTTAATGGAATATTGAATTTTACATTGAAATACTTTTCTAATGAACTTCCTCCTGTTTTTGGTATGTGTATAAATAACAAATTAATCTTATTATTTTTAAAATATGGCATTTATATAATAAAGTATTGTAATATTTAAATAAGAATTAATTTAAATAATTTAAATAGTTTAATACATATGATATATAAATGACAACTGTCGAACCTCGTAATATTATTGATATAAGCAAACAAATTATGGATATTATACCTAAAAATGAAATACAAATAATAAATGAAATAGAAAATTATATAACACCTTTATGGAATCAACCTCCTGAAGTTTTAAAAGGTGCATTATGTTGGAGTCAATTTTCATCAATTTTAAATGAACAAATTCCAATAATATCTGAAGATTGGCAAATAAAAATAAGAACAATAATAAATAATGAATAATATATGTTTTCTTTATATTACAAATTAAATAAATTTCATTTAATTTAATAAAAGAGGACTATGCCAAATTTCAAGCCTAAATCCAATAAAAAAATTAAGTTTAATAAAAAATCTTCTATCACTCTTGATACAAAGCATAAAGAATTTTTAAATGAATTCTCAAAAGATGAGCATAATGTTATACCTGATTTAAAAATAGAAAGGCATGAATTGAGAGAAAAACTTAAAAATGAAGAGGATGAACTAACTGTAGAACATATACTTGATATAGAAGATAAAATTAATGAATTAACTGAAAAAATTAAAGAAATTAAATGTAAAAAAAAGGATTATTTTTTGGATAATTCAAGGTTTATTTTTGAATATTTTGAAAATAAAAAAAATATATCTGCAGGCAATAGTGTTCAACCAACTACAAATAAAAGTAAACTAGTTAATTCTTTCTTTAAAATTAAACAAGAAAATGAATCTGATAAATTAGCTGAGAGAGAAAATAATAATATTGTCCAAAAATATTTAAGCAATATTGACGACATCTTTATTGATGTTAATACATTTATTTGTCAAACTGATATTTGTAAAACTTGTCATAAGGGTGAATTAATTCCTCTTGAAGACGAAGGCATTATGGTTTGTAATACTTGTTCAAGAAGTATTCCATATCTAATTGAAAATGAAAAACCATCATACAAAGAACCACCAAAAGAGGTTTGCTTTTATGCTTACAAAAGAATTAACCATTTTAAAGAAATATTAGCACAATTTCAAGGCAAAGAAACAACACAAATACCTCCTGATGTTATCGAAAATATTAAACTTCAAATTAAAAAAGAGAGATTTGAATTAAATCAAATTACAAATATTAAAACCAAAGAAATTCTTAAAAAATTAGGTTATAATAAATACTATGAGCATATACCATTTATTAAAGATAAATTAGGAATTAAACCACCTATTATGTCTCAGGAATTAGAAGAAACAC